CGCTGTTGATCTAAGTGACCACGTAACTTCGGTTACTCTTAACTATGCTGCTGATGAACTTGAAGTCACAGCTATGGGAGATACCGCACATAAGTTTGTCAAGGGTCTAGAATCAGGCTCACTAACTGTTTCATTACTAAATGACACAGCAACATCAAACGTACTACAGACACTAAATGCCGCATTCGGCACAACTGTTGCTGTAAAGATGGTACAAGCGAAAGTTCCAGCAGTATCGGCAACTAATCCGCTTTACACCTTTGATATTCTAGTCAACAACCTAACACCTATTAACGGAGCGGTTGGCGATATGGCAACACAGGATATTACTTTTACGCTAAACTCTGTAGTTACAAAAGCCGACACCGGCACGTTCTAATTTAACAAAGGGGCAAAAATGGCAAGAATAATAGTAACAAGGGCTGATGGAACTAAGAGCACACACTCAATAAGTCCATCTGTTGAATATGCATTTGAGCAGCAGTTTCGCAAAGGCTTTCACAAAGCTTTTCGTGAGGATGAAAAGCAAGAGCATATCTATTGGCTTGCATGGGAATGTCTACGCCGCGCAGATGCGCCTGATGTCAAACCTTTTGGATCAGCGTTTCTTGAAACTCTAGCTGCGGTTGATGTGGTGTCAGACGATTCCCCAAATGGCTGACGCGCGATTCCTTTACGTATAGAGTTGCTCAGTTGAGCATCCATACTGGGATCGCGCCTAGCGAGTTTATTAACATGGACACAGATTTGCTTAAGGCTTTTTACGAAGTCTTAAAGCAGCAGGCAAGAGAGCGAGAGAATGCCAACAGAGGTAAAAGGGGTCGTAGAGGCTAGGAAGATTTTGCGTAAACTAGCCCCTGAAACCTTAAAGGCATATAACAAAGAGATTGCTGCGCCTTTAAAAGCCATTACCCAGGCAGCGCGCAATGATGTGCCAGGCACAATAGATAACCTATCTCGCTTTAATTATCCAGGCTATGAGCGCAAGAGCCGTACTGGTCGCAACCGCGCTTTTCCTAGCTTTGAAGCCAATGTAGTTAGACGTGGCTTGACTTATTCGTTAGCAAAAAGTAAAAGCAATAGAAGTGGCTGGTCATCACTTGTCAGTTTATTAAACAAATCTGCCGCTGGTGCAATCATAGAAACTGCTGGAAGGCAAAACAGATATGGCAGCTCGCAATCAAAATCTAACAACCCTGATGCCGGTAGAGAGTTTATTGCTAACCTAAATAATGGCATTGGTAGCCTAGAGCAGACCGGGCGCACAGCTAAGACATCTGGTCGTTTGATGGGTAGGAACTTGGCTGAGGATCAAGGAAAAGCCAAGGCTACAATTTTAAAAGTATTGCAACAAGTAGCAGTTAATGCCAATGCTGAGATAGCGAGGTTGTAACGTGGCAATTGTATTTCCTATAGTCACCAGCTATAACGACAAAGGAACAAAGAAGGCAGATGATGCCTTCACCAAGTTAGGCAAGAAGTTCCTTGCCGTATTCTCAGTTACTAAAGTTGTACAGTTTGGCAAGGCTTCTGTACAGGCGTTTAGCGATAGCACAAAAGAAGCGCAATTACTAGCCACACAGTTAAACGCGGTCAACCTAGGATTTGCTTCACCATTTATTAATGATTTTATAGACAAGTTAGAACTGGCTACCGGCGTTGCAGGCGATAAGTTAACTAATGCATTTATCAGCCTATCTCAAGCTACAGGTGATGCAAGCACAGCACAAAAGATTTTAACAACTGCTTTAAATGTTAGCCTTGGAACTGGCAAAGATTTACAGACAGTAAGCAACGCTTTGCAGCGAGCTTACAAAGGCGAAACAACTGCACTAGCACGTTTACGCATTGGCTACACTACAGCTGAGCTTAAAGGCAAGAAGTTTGATGAGGTATTAGAGGATCTACAGACTAGGTTTGATGGCGCAGCAGGTAAAGCAACAGACACCTTTGCAGGCAAGATGCAAAGACTTGCAGCAGCAGTTGAGCAAGCCAAAGAAGCATTTGGAGAAGGTTTAGTATCTGGACTTGAAGATGCCGATGTCAGCATTGAGGAATTGCAAGAAGGCATCATAAACCTAGGTAAAGCACTAGGTACTTTAAGCGCAGCAGTAGTTGAGTTTGGTAAAGATGCAGAAGATACTTTTAGGGGCATTACAGAAAGCAAAGCAGCTAAAGCTGTAATGGCTTTGTTTGAAGGTTTGGTGCGAGGCGCTGGCTTTATAGTTACCGGTGAGCTAGTTCCTACTATGGATTCAGCAAGTGCTAGGTTAGCTGGTCAGCAAGCAAGAAAAGAAGCAGAACAAAATAGGGCTAGGCTAAGAGCACAAAACGCATTAACAAAAGCTGAGAAGCGAACAGCAATAGAAAAATTAAACAATGAAAAAAAGATTACATCTGAAAAGAAAAAACAGAATACAGAATCCAAGATTATTGATGAAATCAATAAGCGGTTTGAAATGGATCGTATACAAATTGCTGCTGCCCTAGGCGGTCAGATTAATGACGTAGAACGCCTACGCTTAGAGCTAATGCAAGCCATTCTTGATGAGGATGTGAAACGAGCCATCATTCTTGAAGGTCAGTTAATTAAAGCTGAGGCTGCTGCTGCTGAGTTGGCATTGCTATTAGATAGCCTAGATGAAATGGTTGGAGATCCGTTTGCTGATTGGCCTGGCACAATTACACGTATTCAGGAATTGCTTAAGACACTTAAAATCAAAATACCTATTGAAACCCTATTTGCTGAAAAAGGATTAAAGCTAGACCAAGAAAAGATGACAGTTACCAAGCTTGAGCGCATGGATGTTAACGCTACAAATGTTTACATTAATGGTGCAAGGCCGCTTGATAAGTTTGTTAATCCATTTGTACCAGGAACTTTAGAACATGCTGTAGAGGAAGGTGTAAAAGCAGACTTGGCTGAATCAGATGCAGCCGCTTTATTAGCAGAATCTGAAGCTGAAGCAGCCCTAATTGAATCTGAATTAGCGTTGCAAGAAGCAGAAAATGCAATTAGAGATGCTGAATTGGCTGCGCTTTTTGCCAGATTAGGTTTAGATTCTGAAGGAAACCCGGTAACAATAAATGTAACAGTAGAAGGCTCAGTAATAGCAGCTGAAGATCTAGCCGAAACCATTACTGACATTCAATACACTTATCAGAAAACTGGAAAGGGCTTGCTGTTTAGCAGCATAGCTATCTAATGCCAGCACCTACAGTAAGAGTGTTTGTTGACTTTGATAGCGATACCGCATTTGAAATCAACCCACTTATCTTAGATAGCCTTACTGAAGGTATCCTAGGCACTAATACTCTTGGCTCTGGCACATTACCAGTTGAGATAACAAACCTAGTAACAAAGATAAACATTCGCAGGGGTCGTAACCGCATCACATCTAAGTTTGAGGCTGGAACCGCTAACGTAGTTCTCTATGATCAGAATGGCGATTGGAATCCCACTAACCCTAATAGCGCCTACTATCCTAACCTAGTACCGCTAAGGCAAATAATCATATTTGCTACTTATGCCACCAATGATTACTTCCTGTTTTCAGGCTTCATCACCAATTACGATACTGGATTCAGGCAAGGCAATGAAGAACTAAGCACAGTTACCCTTAAATGCGTGGATGGCTTCAAACTTCTTGCAGGCTCAGCCATAGACACAGTAGCAGGCTCAGGGGTGCAGCTCTCAGGGGCTCGCGTGAATGCCATCCTAGACGAGATAGAATGGCCTATAAGCCTACGCAATGTAGATACTGGTGATTCAACCCTACAGGCAGACCCAGGAACCGCCAGAGATGCCTTAGAAGCCTTATTTACAGTAGAGCAGAGCGAGTTTGGCGGCATCTTTGTGGATGCCAATGGCAAGGTAGATTTTGTAAGCCGTAACAATCTAATCTCTAACCCAGCCTTCCCGGTCTATGAGTTTAGTGATCAAGGCGTGGACATCTCGTACACAAATGCAGTAGTAGCGTTAGACGATACTACGCTTATTAATGACGTAACTATTACACGCTTAGGCGGTACAGCTCAGAATGCCTTTGACCAGGATTCAATTGATAAGTTCTTCCTTCATTCAGGCACACGCTCAGGCATATTAGTACAGACAGATGCAGAGGCTTTAAATCAGGCTCAAGGCATCCTAGCCACACGCAAAGACCCTGAGATACGCATAGATAGCATTCAGCTGAATCTCTATGATGATGCCAACCCCAATAAGCCTTTAGCAGGCATAGACATAGAATTACTAGATGGGGTAACAGTTACCAAAACTACCCCAGGCTCTAGCAGCGTGGTGCAATCAAGCCTAGTAAATGCTATTCATCACGACATTACCAAGTCATCCTGGATGACTACCCTATACACAACAGAACCGCTACTGGCAGGCTTTGTCTTAGATTCCGATATATCGGGTATACTAGACACAGACGTGCTGAGCTACTAAGGAGAACAAATGGCAGGCGCAGGATATAAGTTGTTCAATACCGGGGATGTGCTTACCGCAGCCCAGGTCAATACGTATTTGAATGAGCAAACAGTTATGGTGTTTGCAAGCTCAGCAGCTCGCACAAGCGCGCTAAGCGGTGTATTGGCTGAAGGTATGGTGTCTTATTTACAGGATACTAATGCAGTTGAAGTTTACAATGGAACAGCATGGGTAGGCGTTAGCGGTGCTGGAGATGTAACTGAAGTTCAAGCTGGTACAGGTATATCGGTTGCTAGTGGTACTGGGCCGATACCAGTTGTAACTAACACAATGGCAACTGCTGTTGATGCTAAAGGCGATTTAATTGTTGGAACTGGTGCAGATACTTTTGCACGTCTAGCAGTTGGCACAAACGGCCACACACTTGTAGCGGATAGTTCGGAAACGACAGGTCTTAAGTGGGCTGCACCTGCTGGTGGTGGAAAGGTGTTGCAAGTAGTTCAAGCCCTGACAACAGGTTATATTGCTATTACTTCCACAAATACTTTTTCAGATGCCAATTTATCTGCAAGCATTACGCCAAGTTCTGCAAGTTCCAAAGTTTTAATAATTATTCATCAAATGCTGACTGCATACACAAATAGTGCTGCCGCACCAAATGATGGCTTTATGAGAATTTTAAGAGGAGCCACAGCTATTTGGAATGATTCTTCCACACAGCCTATTTATCAACAGCAATCAGTGGCTGGTGGTGGGCCATCATTAGTTTTGTCTATGTGTTATCTCGATAGTCCAGCAACAACTTCTTCAACTACCTATAAACCACAATATAAACAAACTACAAACGCAAATGATCACACTTTGTATATGAATTATGGCGGTAATCAATCAACAATTACTCTAATGGAGATAGGTGCATAAGATGGATTTAATACTAAAAACAAGAGCAATCCACAAATTGCGCCCTGACACAGAATGGATTTTAGATGAGCATAAAGGTTTATCTTTTTTTGATGAGTCTATAACAATTCCAACTGATGCAGAAATTGAATCTGCCATTGGAGAAATCAAGGCTGATGACGAAGCAGCAGCACAGACTAAGGCAGAGGCTAAGGCAAGTGGCAAAGCTAAACTTGCTGCTTTGGGTTTAGATGTTGATGAAATATCAGCACTTATCGGCTAAGCACAATCCCTCAAGATTCTGTAATTTAAATGCTATAATAAATAGATATGGCAAAGCTATGCAAGGCAGGGATACAACTACGCGAGCAGGTAGATGATGCGTTCCCCGATAGAGATAGAACTTCAGATGGCTGGATCGGTGATAAACGTCATTCAGCGCGTAAGTCCGATCACAATCCAACTGCTGAAGGCATTGTACGTGCCATTGACATTGACGTTGATTTCAGGTCGCACAAAGCAGAGCCCTATGACTTTGCGGATCAACTACGATTACTTGCCAGACTTGATAAAAGAATCTCTTATATCATCTTCAACGGCAAAATTGCCAGCTACAAACGCAATTACAAATGGAGAAAGTACACCGGGATAAACCCACATAAGACACATATA